CTTTTTGACTCTAATAATTGGAAACTTTCGCAAACAACTTCAGTCACATAGACACGTTGGCCTTGTTGGTTGTCATAATTACGAGTTTGAATTCTTCCAACAACTCCTAATAATGTTCCTTTGCGAGCATAATTAGCCATTGTTTCAGCAGGCTTACGCCAAATTACACAGTTGATAAAATCCGCTTCTCGTTCGCCGTTTTGGTTTGTAAAATTACGGTTCACAGCAAGAGTAAAGCTTCCAACTGCAGAACCACTTGCGGTGTAGCGTAAATCTATATCTTTCGTCAGCCTTCCGATTAATACCACATTATTTATCATTCAAATCACTCTCCTTAACGAACACACCATTGACATTTTTTCCCTTACGATCTTTAATCTCGTTATACGCTTGGTTCAGACATTCATATAAATCCATATCATTTTGCATAGCGAGAATAACTAGTGTCACAACAACATCACCGATACCATCCCTTAAATCATTTTTATTATTTCTTGCTAATGCTGCTGCGACTTCTCCGACTTCTTCAACCACTTTTAGCATTTGTTTCTCAGGCTCTGCGATATCTAGATTTTTTTCTCTTGCCCATTTCTCAATTAATTTAACTAATTCATTCATCATTTACCCTCCAAGTATTCTTTTATTTGTCTATCAAGCTCAGCTTGTTCCTCTGACGAAAGTTTCTCTTCTTCTTGCTTCTGATTGTTAGCCCAATCAGGTAACTTTTCTTGTCTCATTGGCACCTTAGAATAGGCTGGCAGTTTATTTGTTTTAGATAAATCATATTCATCGTTATAACGATCATCACGGATCCAACGAAATAATTCTTGTGGATGGTACCAATCGTTTAATTTAATATACGCAAGATATTCTTTATATCCTTTTTCGAACTGGACCAAATCTTCTTCTGACTTAAATTTCTTTAAAAATTGTTCTCTAGCTTTTTTCTTGTTGGTTTTCTTTGGATAAGTTTTCCAAACTTTTTCGAATAATTCAGGCATAGTTGAGCTCGGCTCAACACTATTCTTTTTATTCTTTGTATTATTCTCTGTATTATTAAGTAATGTATTATTATCTTTGGCGTTTTCGCCTATACCCCTATAGTTATTTTCACCTATACCCTCTAGTTGTTTTCGCCTATACCTATCGGTAATTTTAACTACACGTCTCTCTATTGATTTTGTCCCTGATTTGTACTGATAACTTACGTCAATGTAGCCTTTTTCTTTTAATCCGGATATAAGTTTAGAAACCCTATCTTTACTAAGACCAAAGAAATTTGAAAAGTATTCATTGCTAGCAAAACAGCCATTTTCATTGTCTAAACTATCGATCTCAACTATCAAAAATTTTTCTATCCAGCTTAATTCATCATCAAGCCAAACGTTTTTAGGGATCCAAATACCTTTAAACGCTCTCTCCATTTGTTATCCCCCTATGTTTAATTTTTTACGTTCATCAGTGTTCAATTTCACCGGTTTAATTTGATACTTATTCAAGAAGTTCTTAGTGCCTATTTGGTGTTCCTCTTGATGGTGTTGACGGCAACCAGCATAAAATGTGAATGTCTCATGATTGATTTTTTTACGATTACGCCCCATACCAACAACCTCAATGTGACAAACGTCAGCATGCTTACCGCAAATACAGCACTTACGATATTTCAGGCAGTAATAAAACCATTTGTTGTTTTCAAGCAAGTATTGGTATCTTTTTTCCAATGGTATATCGTTTTTCAAAATGAATTCAATCAAGAAACCAATCCACTCAGTCGCTTCATTCTTGGTAGCTCGACTATGTTCAAAATAAACACCACTCTTAGCCTCGTAGTAGTATTTCAAGACACTTTCAATCCATTTGGGTTCGTCATAGCTCCAACGTGCCACATCGGCTATTAGAACGTGAGAAAGTGCATTCTGTTTTTGAGACATCTGTCGATTATCTAAGAATTCAACTTTCGCTAAATTATCATCGTTATTAGCCAGAAGTTCGAGAAAATTTGAATTTATTTCATCCTCAAATTCGATGACCAATTTATTCCCTTTGTGGTTTATGATTTTTCCAATCATTCAATCACTTCTTTTCAAAATCATTTGCAATAGGAGGATTTGCCTCGTCAAATAATTCTGTTTGTTCTTCATCTAGTTCGTTTTCACTTTGTTGTTCTACACTAGGAACTTCAATCTTTTCTAACATTTCTTTCATACGCTCAAGAACTTTAGTTTTTACGTTTTTTAAAGGTACGTTGTTAATCTTGCTGTGCAACTCTTTAAACATATTTTCATGATTTTCAGATTGTGTAGCAAGTTCTGTAATACTACTAATTAATTCATCTTTTAATTTTTCTAAATCTATTCCTTCGCTACTCCATTCATATATTTTTTCGCCTACTTCTTTTGTTATTTTAAAAGGCATATTAAACATATTTGAGTTATCTTTGGTAGCTTCCGCTATGTGGTCCTGATCAATACGTAAAGCGATAGCAAATTCATATTCCAAACTATCTTTTTGATCAGGTTTCAACCCTAGTTTTACTACTTGTGTTTTACCTTGTTCATTTTTTTCCATGTCGTAGGCTTGCTTACTTCTAGACGTTCCAATCACATACATTGAATTTCCTGTTACTAACTTAAGAAATTCTTTCTCTAATGGTTTTACTTTATTCCAAGCCAACATTTGATTTTTAGAGTTGCCTCTCTGATGGTTTTCTACTTGTTCTAAAATGCCACCTTCACCACTCCAAGCATGTGTTAGAGAATCGACTATGACCACCTCTACCCCAGCTTGTTTGAATAAATTAAAAGCCTGTATATATCGCTGTACAGTAAATGGTGCTTCAAAATCAATATGCAAAAATTCCCCTATGTCGACATTCCCAATAGTTGAATCAGCATATAACAACGATCGTTTGTGCTCAGTGTCAATGACACCTATTTTTTCCCATTGTTCTTGTTCTGATAAGTCTGAATGCATTTTTTCAATAATTCCTTTAGCAATAAACAACGCACTTACTGTTTTTCCACTACCACTTGCGCCAGTTATCATGATAGGAACTTTTATTTTTTCGCGTTTAGCCTTTTTTATTTCCATATTGAAACCTCCTATCTAATTCTCAAACTCTTAGTTTGAACTAATTCTGCACCTTTGATTTCCCCATGTTTCAGTTCTTCTTTCAAAGCTGTTTTATCAACTTTGGGAGGTTGAGGAATTAAAAAGCCAATAGGAATTAATTTTTCGTCTATAATATTCACGGAAACTGGATTGTTTTGAATTCCTACATTGAATAATTCGCCCTTGATTTTCGTTTTGCCTACCTTTTCCATTTCATCTTGCAGATATCCTTTTAGATTCTTTACATTGTTAGAAAGCGTTGTTTTTCGTGACTGTAGCCGTTTGATTTCTTTTTCAACAATAGATATGTTGCTTTCAAGTTCTTTAACTACTTTTGCTGTGTTTTCTACTTTTAAATCGATTGAATCGCTAATACTATCTAACGTATCTTTTAATGTTCCATCATCAAGCTCTTCAGCTAATGACAAAACTTTTAAATAATCGTTGCTAAGTTCATAAAGTGTTGCCACGGCTATCTTCCTCCTCGTCATACTCCCATTCTGGTTCGATTTTCTGTAATTCTTCTAACGGCTCTGTTAAAAATTGATCTAGCGCATCTGCTTCACTACGATTCATTCACAAGACCTCGTTTCTGTGATATAATTTTTCTTGTATAATTTTTGTATGTGCCTTAATCGTTGGCAGACGATTGGGCATTTTTTTATAACTTCCGACAAAAATCAGCAAATTCATCGCTTGTTACCTCTTTGAAACATTCGACTTTCTTCTCTTTTCCATCAGAATAATAAATATTGATAATTGGAGTATCCCAATCACTTCCTGGAATTCCAGCAATAGTCTTTACTTTTCCCAAGTCAATAATATATTTGCCTTTTTCCCAAACAGTTTCGGCAGTCCAAAAGTAATCTGAGAGAGTTCCTAAACATACTTTATCAACATCTGCATTATCCACTTCGACATCGATTAGATCTTTAGCTTTTTTAAAATCATATAATTTTGGCATTCAAATACCTCTTCTCTTTTTTTGTTGAGTAATATATATCTGCCCCTTTTGTTGCTGGTACCATAAATCAGCAAGTTTTTTCGTTTGCTGTAATTTTTCTTTCCTTGTCATTTATTTACCTCTCTATCTTCAAGAGCTAAGTCATAAAATAATGTCCAAATAATGAACAATCCAATATACACATTTTGGATGATTGGATTAAAGTTTCCACCCACTATCAACCCCAATCCGAAAACGATTAGCAATACTGCAATTCTTCTTAAGTTATAAATTTTTCTCATTTCATTTCTCCTTATACATGGATTCTATTTTGAATCTCTAAGTATCTTAAAAATTCAAGTTCTCTTTCAATTTGATATGTTTTTCCTTCGGTCAGTTGTTCTGATTGTCTAAGCGCTGCTCTATCATCTTGTAGCTGTTTCCGCTCTTTTTTGATTTGGTTGAGTATCCAGCTTTCTTGTTCTATTGTATAAGCCACATTGACACTCCTAACTTTGTTTGACTCCGTTGAGACGTTCAGCTAGTTCTTTGTATGGGTCTGTGATACTCCGTTCCTTTAAAGATTCATGATATTTATCTTGGATATTTTCTTTAGACATTTAAAATTCTCCTCTGATTACCAAATTTTGATATAATTAGTTATTAGCATGTTTGTGCTAAAATAAATTAAGGCGGTGAATAGCATGGATATGATTCCTGTTTCTTCTAGCAATATGGTTGCTGCAGGATATGACTCTTCTAGCCAAGAGCTGACGGTCCAATTCCACAACGGAGCATACACGCATTTAGGTGTACCTCAATATGTCTACGATGGTCTAATGTCGTCCCCTTCAAAGGGCAGCTACTACCATCAAAACATCAAAAGATACCCTTACAGACATGGATACTAATTAATTCCATTCAGGTGTTGGCTCTGACCAGTCAACACTTGTCTGTTCGATTCTGTCTATGCTGATTTCAATTTTTGTATTAGGGTTGCTTTGTTCTTTTAATATCTCTACAATTTCCAACGCTAGTTCGCGTATTTTTTCTTTTCCTTCTTCATTCATTTCAAATTCCCTCCTATTCGATACCTAATATGCTACTTAACATATCTACTTTTTGATAAATAAGGTCTTGATAGTCTTTAATCCCAAAATCATCACTTAGATTAATTTCTAGTAACTCCCGAATTTCATTAATAACACTTTTTACTGTCGGTTCTTCAGGAGCAAGACCTTCGTATTCCATTTGTTCTTGTAACGTATAGTACACATCGTTTAAATTTTGCCCTTCCAGATTTACCAATTGGTTGGCTGATTCTTCTGAAACGATAGTACTCAAGAATTCCTTTACTGCTCGTTTTTCTTCAATATCCATCCTAATTCTCCTTCCAGATTCCGTATTTAATAGCAAAATCTTTAACAACTGCTAAATAGATTTCTTTTAGTCGTTTGTCATTGTCTATGACATCTAATTTATTTGTATTCCTGATTTTGGTTTTCGAAGCACCTTCGTATGCCATGCGATTTTTTAAATTGGTTAAACGTGTTTTCAACGATGAGCCAGCTCGACGATCTACTTCGTTATAAATCGCTGTTTGTATTTCTTGATAAGCACCAAATTCACCTTGTGTTTTTGCCATCTTATTAACCAGGCTACGGCATTCTTTGCGCCAATCAGTTGTATTTAAAGCGATAATATCCGTGATGTTATCTACCTTGTTTTCAAGACGTTTGTTCGCTATTTCTTGTTTTGCGAGTGATTGGACTACGCTATTCATGAATTGTAGTTCTGGACTTAAAGTTGACGTATCTAATTGTTCCTTGATGTGATTTTCCATTTGATTAAAAGCCTCAATATATTTCAGTTTGAACTGCAATGCCTTTTGACCAGTGAACCCCATTGCTAATAAAGTGAAGCCGTCGCGATTCATGATAACTTGGCGATAGGATTGTTTGTTTTGCGGATGAATGTAGGTATCTTCGTAAAATAGGTCTGTCCAATTTTGGACACCCTCTTTCAAATTATCCAAGTCGCGCAAAACATGTTGATGATTTTTATTGAATGTCTCTGCAATTTGTAAACTACTTGTTACTGCTTGTTCATTTTTCATAATTACTAAGTCTGCCATTTTCTTCCTCCTGTAACGTTTATTTGTTTCGCTTATACTTGTTTTTTTCCCGCCAAACCAAAAATTCATCAAATTTCTGAATGTGAATAATTGGCATGCATGATGTAACGAGTCTATATCCATCTTTAAATTCTTTATGTTCCTTAAACTCTCTCAGAAGTTTTTGAAATGTTGGTTTGTGATGCTGATAGCCAAAATAAATAATTGCTTCATCTTTTGCCATCCACGCTTGCTGTACTTCGATAGTCTTTGCTAGTGTGATTTGTGACATTTCTTTTATTACCTCCTTTTTATTTGTTGCTTAAATTTTTAAGTTAACTGCTTATTTTTAAAGGTTAAAATAATAGACTTTTTCTTTTCTTCCAAATGTACGAAATTTTCGTATTCATTACCTAAAAAAATATCATCATATTTTACGGCAAAGGCATCCATATATTTTTTTAGTAAACTATCTTTTATATTGGATGAATCTTTTTCCATATTTTGAATAGTTCTAGAAGTCACTTTAAACAAGTCAGCCAATTCTTCTTGAGTCAACCCATACTCAACTCTTAATTCTTTTAATGTTTTCATATCTAATCCCTCCTTTCTATGCCATAACTATAATACGATTTTTTCGTATTGTCAATAATAAAATTCGTTTTTTTCGTATTTGTCTATTTACATCCTTACGATTTTTTCGTATAATATGAAATATAAGGAGGTGTTATCGTGGAAGACAAACAACGTAATAAGATAATAGCAACTAACATAAAAAAGTATCTTAAAGAAAGTAATATTACACAAAAAAAATTAGCTGAAGAAATCGGAATATCTCCATCAACAATGAGCGATTATATGAATCTTAGGTCAAACCCTTCTCATGGCGTAATCCAAAGAATAGCTGATTATTTTAAAATCAAAAAAAGTGATATCGATACTACTTACAAAGAAAACAGTGACCCTTCATCTCTAGAATCTATTTATAATATTCTAGAGCCAGAAAGACAAAAAATTGTATATGAGACTGCTAAAGAGCAATTGGTGCAACAAAACAAAGCTTCTAATAATGTAGTTAACATTAACAAGAAAAAATACGATACTTTAGCTGCGCATTCACCAGACCCTGATAAAGTATTTACTGATGAAGAGAAACTTAAAATTAATCAATTTCTAGATAAAGTGGATGCTGATTATGATAGGAAGCAAAAAGAATGTAAACATCTTTTTGATGATGCATCAGATGATAAAGAATAATTTTCAGGAGTATTTTATGAACGAATATGAACTGTTGGTGTCAGAGGTACAGAAAAAAGCACCAGTTATTGAAACAGATTTGTTTCAAAATACTGGATGCTATGGTTTGTACCGTGATGGTAGAATTTATATTGAAAAATCGTTGAGTCTAATTAAAAAAAGAAATGTGCTAGCTGAGGAACTTGGCCACCACGATACATCGTTTGGTGACATATTAAACCAAGATTGTTTAGAAAATCGTAAACAAGAACTAAAAGCTAGACAATATGCTTTAGAACAATTAGTCACTTTGGATGATCTAATTAAGTGTTCAGAATCAGGATTCAGTAATCATTACACGTGTGCTGAATTTTTAGGGGTAGACGTTGAAACGCTCAAAAATGTACTCGCCTATTATCGACAAAAATTTGGTGATACCCATTTTTATAAAGGAAGAATTTTCGAGTTTAATGATTTATCAGTCATGATTTTAAATACAAATTTACAATAAAAAAGCCCCGTGCTACAACACGGAACTCTTTCCTCATTTATGAGAATTATTCAATAAATACATTATATCAGAAATGGGGAGTTTTAAAAATGAAAAAAGGGGTTATTTTAACTTCACTACTACTACCTATTATTTTTATATCAGGTTGTAGTGCCAGTGGTAACGATGATAAAACAAAAGAAGCGGAAACGCATGAAAAAAAACAAACTACCAAAATACCTGAAAATAAATTGGGAATAGATTCAAAAAAAGTAATAGAATCTAATTTAAATGAATTAACCGAAAGTAAGTATGAACTTACTAATAAGTATGATTCCTATCTGACATCAAAAAATCTAAAAGTTGAAATATTTAAAGAAAGTTTGTCACCGATTGCTTTTGCTTTGTTCACAAAAACCGATGAAAAACAGCCTTCTGCGCTAACCATTTTTTCTACTATGAGACTTGCAAATAGCGTAGTAGAAAAAAAGTTTGATGATTTAATTCTTGTTTTAGAAAATAGTATTCCAGATAATTCAAAAAAATATACTCGTAAATCTGAAAATTCAATAGATGATAATAAATTTGTCACTTTTGTTTTTAACAATGATTTAAATAGTAATGATTTAGACGAATTATTAGCAGATGTACTAGCTGGTAAGGATAAAAAGGCGCAAGAAACAACTGCTTCTTCCTCGCAATCTAGTAAAGTTCCTCTGGAATACACAAATGCAAAGATAAAAGCTGAAGAGTATATTAACCACAGCTCTTTTTCAAAAATTAGCTTATATAAACAACTTCAGTATGAAAAATTTTCTGATGAAGCAGCAAACTTTGCAGTAGAAAATATATCTACCAATTGGAATAAACAAGCGGTAAATAAGGCTAAAGAGTATATGGAAAGTATGGATATCTCTAAAGAAAAATTAAAAGACCAGTTGTCATATGAAGGTTTTACCGATTCAGAAATAACTTATGCTTTAAATAATATATAAAAGGACGTGTTTTACATGAAAGTAGGAATGCGTAAACCAAGTATAAAAAAATCAATAAGTGCTCGTACTACTGGAAAAGCTAAACGTAAGCTTAAAAAAGCAGTAATTCCTGGTTATGGGCAAAAAGGAACTGGTTTCATTAAGAACCCCAAGAAAGCTATGTATAATAAAGTATATAATAAAACAACTTTTAGCTTTTGGGATTTGTTTAAGTAAAAGGAATGGCCTTCGGGCTTTTCTTTTTTCAATACTTGAGAACATACATTCGAAAGGAGTTTTAACATTGTGGATCGAGGAACTTCCTAATGGAAAATTTAAATACTTTGAGCGATATAAAGATCCGTACACGGAAAAATATCGACGTGTTTCAGTTACACTTAATTCGAAGTCTAACCAAGCAAAAAAACAAGCGATGATGGAATTACAGGATAAGATTAATAATCGAATGGAGAAAAAAGATCAACAAAAAGTATCATTAGAGAATCTCTTAAATAGCTGGTGGCAACAACATCAATTATCTATTAGGAAAACATCAGTTAAAGCTTACGGAAAAATTTTAAAATATATATTTTCCAATATGAATGTTGATGTACTCATAAGAAACACAGATACAAAATTTTTCCAAGACTTTATTAATGATTTACCGCATTCGTGGGAGTATAAGAAAAAATTCAAAAGTGTGCTTAACATGTCCTTCACTTATGCACAAGACATGGGAATGATTGATGAAAATCCTATCAATAGAGTGAAAGTTGTTAAACCCCCACTAACAAAAGAAAATTTTGAAAATATAGAAAGTAAATACCTAGAAGAGAAAGAGGTTTATCAATTATTAAACTATTATTATTCTACATTTCAAAGTGTCCATCATGGTCGTTTAGCAGAGTTTATGTATTTAACTGGATTAAGAGCTGGTGAAGCAATTAGTCTTACTATAAATGATTATGTAAAAAATGAACATGCTATTTTAGTTAATGGAACTCTGGATTATTCTAACGGTTATAAAAACGCTACAAAAGAATTACCTAAAACTCTAGCATCATTCAGGAAAGTAGAATTATCAAATAGAGCTGTGAAAATAATCGAAGAGTTAATTTTAGAAAGAGAAATAAAATTCAAAGAGCAAACAAATTATCTATTTGTTGGCAAAACGGGCAAACCAATTCAAGTTAATTCATTTAATGCCTCTCTAAAGAAAGCTAATGAAAGTCTAGGTAAAAATAAAATAAACAAAACTATATCAAGTCATATTTTTAGACATTCTCATATTTCACTACTTGCAGAATTAAATGTACCAGTAAAAGCAATAATGGAACGTGTAGGCCACGTTGACACGGAAACAACTTTAAAAATTTATACTCATGTTACAAAAAAAGCTAAAACAAATCTGGTAGAAGCTCTAAATAAATATGGCAAGTAATTGCCCCTTTCGTGCCCCTTTTTTAATTCAAAACAAATAAAAAAAGGCTTAAAGCCTTTTATATCAACTATAATTCAGACACATGGCGGCACTTGCTTAGTCTTTCAAGCGTATTTTACGACTATTTATAGCCTTGTAAAAACACTGTTAAATCAAGAATATTATAATTTAATACTATATATTTTTTTACAACCTTTTACAACTTTTGCCCCTTTTTTGCCCCTCTATTAATAGCCTTAGCTTTTTGACTCTTTTTTTTTATTATATTTTTATAGTATGGTATAGTTTTTTTACAGCAGTTATTTACATTACTAAATTTATGAATAGATTGAAAGGAATGATTACAAATGAAGAAATCTCTTTCGCTGGTCTTTGCATTATTATTACTAACAGCTTGTACTAATGAAAATACGAAAACAGAAAATACAAAAGGGTCATCAACTACTGTCACCTCTACAGTAAAGAAATCATCTAATAATAGTATAAATGAAAAAAACATACTGTCCACTAACACAACAACTACTTCAACTGCTGACAGAAAATTATCCCAAACTGAAGAAGAACAATCACATACTGAGGATCCAGCTAGTTTGTCTTCTTTTGTTGGTGGCTGGGGTATTCCGCAAAGTGGTAATTTCTTTTTCATTAATCCTGATGGAAAAATGTCTGGATCTGGCCAGCCAAATGGAGTTATTCAGAGTCCTAATTTTCTAAGTAACGCTGACGGAAGCATTACAATGAATTTTATAATTAATAATACCTCTCTCTCATTTACAAAAAACTTAGATGGCACTTTATCTACTGAAAATCAAATCTATAGTTATCTTGGAAACATTACGCTAGAGCAATGGCTTGAACTTAAAAATAAAGGACAAATGTCATCTGAACAACAAACTGGAATCCTAGAAGCATCTTCTCAGACACCTTAAAAATATCCATCATGTTAATTTTTTAAGTCATCTTAGCTGACTCTATCTATTTTTATAATTATATATAGTTTTTTTCATACAACTAGCTGTTGATATTAATAAGTGATTTGTCGAAACAAGAACTATCTAATTACTTGTTTTTAATTAAAACTGGAATTTGAGGTGCTCTTATTTTATAATTAATGTACTGTATAAATATATTTTTGGTAATTTATAGGTTATTTTATTTAACTAGTAAGACTTTTTTCAAAAAAGTTTTTTTCTATTTAGTAAATATGTGTTTGTTAGTATAATTTATGAAAAATTCAAAAATTTTTTCAAATTTCAAAACTAAGTAAATTTATATGGTTAAGAAATAAAACGATAGGAGAAAAAAATGAAATATTTTTTTAAAGAAAACAAAGGCTTAGCCATCTACAGCTTTTTGATGGTCTTTGCTACTTATGGTATTAAACTATTTAACAATACTTATGCTATTGATACTATGCACTTAATGACTAACTACAGAGGCTACTTAAAACATTGGGTTTCCATTGGTAGACCAGGATTAGTAGCTTTAAAGCTTTTAACATACAACTATGTAAATGTTTATTTTTTAAATTTGTTAGCTATTATTTTCTTTGCTATCGCCACTATCTTGTTATGCTATTATGTTGATCTTTCAACTAAGGAGATTTATAACAAAAAGTATTTATATATTATCCCAAGTATTTTTCCAACCAGTCAATTATTTAGCGAACAATTTTACTTCGTCCTACAAAATTTTGAATTTTCATTAGGTATCTGTTTGGTTATACTTTCTCTCATTACTATTTACCATATTTCCAATAAAATTTTTAAATTATTCGGCTTTTTGTTACTGACGTTTACACTTACTATGTATCAATCATTCTTTGTATTTGCGTGTACCTTAATTTTATTCAAGATTTTAATGGCATTGTATTTTGCTCAGTTAAATGATCTTAAAATTTCTTTTAAAGACTATGCCTTCAAAATTGGTCATTTTATTCTACTAGCTATTTCATCTCTCGTTCTATCTCAACTAATGGCGATGTTAGCGAAAAAAGTTTTAAAAGTTGAAAGCTCCTATCTAGATAATATGATTCTTTGGGGTAAACGTCCCTTTATAGATTCTATCAACGATATTAAAGATTACGCCAAAGAACTATTCTTCCCTCCAGTCGGAGACACTTTTTTTACACCGCTGTTTTTGATATGTGTTCTTTTACTGGTCATTGTATTAATTAATATGTCCTATCTGAAACGCAAAAATGTTTTCTTCATCTTTATTACCTTGTTAGGTATTCTAATCACTCCACTCATGTTTACAATTTTAGGTGGAAAACGTCCAGCAATTAGAGGTGAAGTACCTAACTTTCCTGCTGTTTTAGCGTTATTACTCATCTTTATTATGATTTACTGGGGATACAACTTTGTGCTTAAACATTTATTAATTGGTATAGTAATTCTCTTTACTTTTATTCAAGTTCGGGAAACAACCAACCTAGAATATTCTGAGTATCTAACAGCGGAAGAAGATTTACGTACTGCTGAAATGATTACAAATAACATTTATTCAATGGAAATTGAAAATCCTGAATCCTATAAACTTTTAATGTATGGAAATCGTTCTCCTCGGAATGTTTCGAATATAAAAGGTGAAACAAACGGTGTTTCATTATTTGAATTCATGCCTAACTCGGTGCACACTAGTTTAAATACTCTAGTTTATATGAAAACATTTGGATTAAATTTTAATGATCCTACACCAGAAGATTTTGAAAAACACAAAGCTTTACAAGCGGAAATGAACGTCTGGCCTAGTAAAGATTCCATCAGAGTGGTAGATGATTGTATAATTGTTAATTTATCAAAATAAATTTCAAACTTCTGTTAATAAAAATAACCCTATTCTATTAGGAATAGGGTTATTTACATAAAATCATTTCACTACTGGAAACATTGCCTCTAGTCGAATATACCATGGCGAAGTTTTAGGCCAATCTTTTTTATAATATACCGGGATTTCTTTTCCATTGTTTTTACGATATAGCTCTTTAACAATATTAATTTCATCATTATGATATACTCGTCGTGTATTGACCCCATTACAAAACATCATTGTAGTTGCTGAGCCATTTATATCTAAAGCTCCAGTATTCGGATTAATTGGTCGTTCATATAAACATTGCATAGTTGTCAGTCCTCCATTATTAGTAATTTCTTCAGTACTTGCATCAATTTGTGCAAGTTTACCAGGATTTTGTTTGTTTATTGAATTATAAGTTGGTATTAACATATTAAAATAATTTTGATAGCCTGTCGCGGCATAGTCTGAATTTGCTCCACCTATGCGAAATAAGCCTTTACAGTATTCTTCAATTGAATTTGCACCTTCAACATTATATAAGCCATTTCTTTTTGATAATACAAATGCATATGCTTTAAAAAAATCGTTCATGGTTGCAAAATGAATATAATAACCACCTTCACCAACTGGTCTTGCTGATCCACGACTCATATTAATTCCTAAATCAGCTGGAACGCTAAAAGGTTCTGAAATTCCTGCCCAATTATTGTCTTTACTTCCAACAATTGAAATGCTTGGATCTCCCCAATGACTTTCAATAAACATTTGTGCAATCATAAAACTTGGCTTGATATTATATTTTTTTCCAGCAGAAATGATTAGACGAATATTTGATTCTGAAATGCTTTTTCCTGCATTTAATAAAGCTCCACCTGTATAAATTCCACCATTGCCACCGTTATTACTAGAGTCTCTGCCAGATCCATCTAAATTAATTACTTCTCGTGGATTGATTCTCTGCCATTTACCACCACGCCATACTTCAAAATGAAGATGGATACCTGTGGCACCCCCAGTTGCTCCACATAATCCAAGAACCGTTTGATTTGTTACTTGTTGTCCTACTGATACATTTATAGTTGCTAAATGCCCATAATAGGTCCAGTAGTTATCCATATGTCTGATAACAATGTAATTACCACCAATTGGATGATTTGGTACTACCTCTTCTACTGTCCCAGATTTAGCTGAATAAACAGGTGGATTAGTACCTGCTTTTGGAGCTAAGTCAATGCCTCCGTGAATTCCTGCTTGTCCTCCGCTCAAATAATCAGGTTCATCCCATTCTTGAGTTGCTTGATAAGAAACAGCAAGAGGACTTAACCATGTGTCTGCCATAATTCCCCTCCTTAATATTCTTTCCATGCGTCCATGGAGAACATATGTCCTTATCTAAAGTCTATAACTAAACACACCCTTTTTTTGCTCAAACTTCTAACCAACCTAATTGTCGTGCTAATTCCTCTAAGAATTCACTATCCCTCCTTTTAATCGTTGATAAACTTAAATAAGTTTCATAGGCCACAATTTCATTCTTTTTACGTGGATAGCCATTTTTATACTTAGAAATAAAAATATCACGTACATCCGATGTTGCATCTGATAAAACCTCTTCAACTGTATTTAAAAAAAACTTATGAAAAACTATTTGGTTCAAACTTATTTTTTCATTTGACTTTTCTTCAAAGTATAAAGAAAAAGAAGATTGGGGGTAAACTAATGCATCTTCATACTTTTTTAATTGTTTTTCTATTTTTTTATAATCACATAATAATTGACGAATATGTTTTTTTATTTCTGATTTCATACTGCCACTCTCCTAATAAATTAATGTTTGCCCTGGATAAATTAAGTTAAAATTAGTTAACCTGTTTCGCTGTGCTAAAGCTTGGTATGTCGTACCAAGTTTGGCTGCAATACTTGATAAATTATCACCGTATTGAACCGTGTAAACGTTGCTTACTGCTGATCCATTTACTTTCAAAAATTGTCCAGGGTAAATAAGGTTTGGATTAGCCAATTCATTTAACGAAGCTAAAGTTTGATAATCAGTACCGTATTGGTAAGCAATGCTCGATAATGTATCGCCATATTGAACCACATGTGTTACTTCTGGTTGTTTATCAGGAACAGTTGTTGAATCTGGCAATAGTTCAATATCGCCTTTACTAATCCACGATAAGATGCCTTCTAGCAACACTCTGCTTCCAGTTACTTCTTGCACTTTATAGCTGTTTCCTTTTACCCAATCTGGAATAGCTTCACCAGTTGCCCAAGCATCAACATTAAATTTCACTTTGACGGTATCACCGACTTCAACTGCAGAAGTAGGTGTTTTATCTGCTTCTTTACCTTCCTCAATAGCTGGTGTGTCCGTTTCTGGTTTGTCAGTAGCCGTATAACCATTATCAGTGATACCTGTTAAGTCTACGTTACCATCTAACCCACCAGCAATATAAGTAGATGTAAACTGCCAAATTGCAATACCATCCATACTTGGAAAATAGTTATACAATGGACTTGGTGTTACCTCATAACTAGGATATGCAGCAATCCATAAAGAGTTAGGAAATTCTTTAATAATTCGCTGATAATCTACATATTGCAATGTAAAAGGTTTGTATGAATAATACATTGGCGTGTACCCTGCTTGTTTAATTCGGCGCATGCCATATAGGATTGTTTCCGTATTGGCGTTTACATCAGGACTAGCTCCATGTTCAAAATCTAATGCAACAATGGAATTTTTAGGCGTTTGGATACGTGGCAAGAAATAATCCATTGTTGTTTTAGCAATGTCCATGCTACCGAACGTATCGTACCAGATATAAGTGTGCGCTCGTTTTCCTTGAGCAATGGCACTTGCTACTTGCGTTTTATAGGTATACTGCTCGTAAATACCACTAGCATTGTAGCCGCCAATTTGAGCAATAGCGAATTTATCATGAGCATAACCAAAACGACCTTGTTCACCTTGATAAATGGCCCAATCAACACCTTGATCGCCTTTGGTAGCAAATACATTTAAAGGCATAAAAAATAGAGCGATTAACGCTCCGACTAAAATTTTCTTTTTCAATTCGTTTACTCCTTGTCTTTTAAATTATATGCTGACACACCTGTTACTACTCCTAAAAAAGTTGCAATGGCATTGATAGTTAAAACAGCCATATCTGTTTGCTGCCATCCATAACCTTTGCCTAACGTTGCTACTAAAACAGATATGGCTGGAAGTACAGTAAGTACTCCCCATTTGATAATTTTGTAGTACTTATCTGGTAGAATCATTTTTTTGCTCCTTTCAATTCTATTATGTCATGTTCCGCTTCTTGCATTCGACCTTCTAATTTAAAGGTTCTTTCAATTACACCATTATGTTTTTCTACTTTTTTTTCTAACTGTTCTATTCTGTAAGCTGTCAAATTGGCACTAGCTACCACGCCAATAAACGCACCAAATGTACTGCCTACTAACCCTATTACAGCAACAACTATTTCATTTGACAAAATCATTCCTCCAATTTAAAAACCGCTTAGCTTTTTGCTAAACGGTTATTTCATTTAAATAAATTTATAAAAATCATTATCACGTTAAGTATCTTAAAAATCCTCTCAAATATAAAACCGTATATGAAGATTGATTAGAATTACTTTGAAATGCAATAGTATCGCCAGCTTTTACATCAAATACATCTGTCAAACCAGCAGCGTGTAATCCTCCTGTACCTTGATTACTCCTGTTCATAACCGCATTATTCTTTGTAAGCTCAATATTACACCAACCTGCTGGAGCATTGGTTGTATAGCTAGTAACAACACTAATTATTCCATCTTTTAATACTTTAATTTTATTCGCTGATAACTCAAAAAATTCATTATTAGTGATGACCTTTTGAGAAATAGGAATGACCTTAATTCCTGTACCACTGATTGATACTGTATTAGGGGCAGAAAAAGCTATTACTTTTTCAGAAATAACAGTTTGTCCAGCGATTTTCGGAGGATTCATAAAATCTTTTGTTCCTGCTATTTCTTGGTCTCCAGTTTGAGTCACCGCTTGCCCTTTAATAGCATCTGCAACATTTTTAGGGCTCATATATTTGGTCGTTGATGTTCCAGCAGATGCTTCGCTATCAGTAGCAAATCCATAATTTTTAACATTGCCCAAGCCAACTTGACTTGCTGTCACTTTATGTGGATTGTCTTGACTTTCCGTATGCTCCTTTAGTTGTTCCTCTCTTACAAAGCCACTTTTTGCTAATACATCTTGCGCATTAATACTAATTTCTAATTGAATAGCTGAATAGTCAACATCCAGATTAGCAGTTGTCACTCCATTTGATGGATCTGTATAGCTAATTAGATAGATAAGACCCTCGCTAGTAATGAAATTTTTATCAGTGACTTGAACTGATAAATCTTTGTATTCGCCAGCATTTTCTTGAATTTGAGTGGTCCACGAGTCAGTTGACTCAATATAAGTGGAAACTTTAATTGTTTTGTTGTTAGGTGTAGTGGCTTTAACACGTTCACTAATAGTAAAAGCGACAAAACTATCTTTTAATAAAACCACCGCTTCTTCTTGACTTAATCCTTCAAAATTTTGAGGAATTAATTTTTTTGCAGCTTCTAAAGCATTGAACACTCCTAACTGTTGTGGTATAACTCCGCTTTGCGTCGAACCACTACTCACTCCAGAATCATCACGGCTTACTAATTTGTTGTAATCAGATTGAGAAACTTCATTCCATGTATCTTTTGGTTTTTTTAGTACTTTAGCTGTTACATCTGTAAAATATTGATTTGCATTTGTTGCTGTATTACCCGCTGTTTTTCCAGTGAAATCCATAGGTACTTTTACGTTTGTTGTTCCAGAAAGTAACGATACTCCTTCTGATTTTGTCATGCGGTCATTAAAGTCAACTTGTAATCGAGTAGCTAATGTTGATTGTGTTATCCCTTGTGTATCTGTTCTCGCTTGTACGATTTCAGGATTACTGTCACCAGCTTCTCCAACAAGTTTTTCAAAGTCATTACGCAAAGCATCAAATTCTTGTTTATTGTTGTTTGCTGTAGATACCGCTTGATTTGAAGTATTAATAGCCGTTTGAGAATTAGTTAAAGCTTGGTTTGCTGTTTCATTCGCTTGATTCCCTGCTTGTTCTGCAATTTGTACGGCTTCTTTTCCGGCATCGTCAGCAATTTTTTTGGCATCATTAATTCCTTCTGTCAACTGACTTTGATAATCATTTATTTTTTCAACAGCAGTATTAGATTGATCCAAAATTGCATTAATTTTTATTCGACCTTGATTCAGCGTGTCGGTTTCTTTAATTTGCTCGATAGCCATTTTCTCACTCCTACTCTGCATTAATGTATTCAATTGTAGCTTTTTGTAAAATACGATTTCCTATTTTGATGAATGGCGAACTATTATCAATCAGTTCTGCAAAATAATCATCTAACGTTTTACCTGATTCATCATTAATTATAAATTCTTCTTGTTTGCTAATTAGTTTTACTGTTAATCTCATTTAAAATTGTCCTCCTAATTGTGATTGTATAAAGACACGACAAATAACCTGCGCTTCGATTCGTGCAAGTTTGTTAGGTATTATCTTGATTGTATGATTACCTCTAGAGATTTTACCGCCACTAGTTTTCCTAAGGTAATTAACAATGTTTAGTCTTTGTTGGCTAGTATCATGAACTGGAATGGTGGTACCATCTACAACTATATCAACACTAGTTGCGCTACTTGGCGCCTCATAAATCCCCCATTCTAATGGATGGCTATGATCAGGTAAAGTAATTTGGTGTGTATGTGCCGGTATTCTTACTTGGTGGCTATGGCTAGGAACCGATATGCTGTGAGTATGGTTTGGTATAGAAATATTAAAATTGTGACTATGATTAGGCGTATTTACAGTATGAGAATGCGCTGGTGTAGTCACGTTATGAGTATGATTACCTGAGCTCGTCTTTGTGTACCAATCTGTTGATGCAGTCGACATCAGTCTAAATCTCATACCTGACCCCGCATCCATTTCTCGATAAAATGCACTTGATTCAGTGCTACCATTATTAGTTGCAACTAGGTGATTATGATCTCCACCAGCAGAACTTGTTTGAGAACTTTGTCCATTTACAGAACTAGATTGAATACTACCTCCTCCGCCACCTGTGGTGGATCCGCTAGAATAGCCTCCTCCAGCTGAACTTGAAACGACACTTCCACCACCAGCTGAACTCGTTTGTGTTGAAGCTCCACCAGCTGACGTACTTTTTACTGTAGCTCCTCCGCCTTTTACGGCTTTTGTATAACCACGATAGCGCTTAGTTTTAAAAGTCAGTTCCACAGTATTTACATGAAAAACATCATCATCTAAGAAGAATTCAATTTCTGCTGGGTATGCCTTTTCGCAGTTATCTTGATAACTGTAGTTCAAAATATTCGTTGCACCTTGCGAGTATGTCTCATTTATTTCCTGTTTACGTTTCAAATCAGACATTGTTGTAGTAAAATCGTCAGATAAATTACCAAGCTCTAGCTGAATATCTTGTGGGGCGCCGAACACATCCTGTTTTGTCTCTTTTTTTATACGCAAATTTATACTTCCAAATTCATCTGTGTTGATCATAATCACAGTTCCTTGTCTTAACTTATCAATGCTTAAAGGTTCATCTGTTAATTTCAATAAATCAGCCGCAGTCACATCCCAAGAAATTTTAGGTTGTGCCCATTTTTTTAACATGTTGATTGCATTGTCTTTTAAAGCTTGTGGAACTGTGAATCGTTGGTCTACCCAAACATATTCAACTAAACCATGTTCTTTTATAGACTTTGCATCTTCAACATAAGGAATATTTTTATTTACTGATTTAATATTTATCTGATTGACGCCTTCACCAGCACCTAAAGGATAAACTCGATTAACTAAATTGTTGGGATCTCTTTCAATCTCAAATCCTTGCATATTATATCCTTCTTGAATACGAGCAATAGGCTCTGTTGGTGGCTTCACTAAAGATAATTCAAATGGATAAACTCGGGTATTCCATTGCCACATATAGTCTTCATCAAATGCTTGAGGAATACTAAACAAGGCATCAGCGAGACCATTTTCATTTTCCCATGCATAACTAAAATACCGAGTGAATTCACATTTTTTTAAAACCCAGTGTTTTGTCCTTTGTTTATTCAAAAGATAGTTAATAACATCAACCGTTTTTCGATTCACTAGTTCATGATAACCAAAAAGAACTGTGTCTAGCAAAGTACACAGGGCTTCATTTGCCGTATACGTGATTGAATTGTTACTAGCATCTTTGCGAACCGTTGAAGGCATAACACGGTATAACCCTATATATTCATTCTCATTATCTGTTAGTTCAACCCATAACATTTCTTGCAAAAATTCATTTTTAGGATCATCCAACGGCATTGAAAATTCTAGATTCCCTATTTGATTTTCAATTTTTTCATATCCAACATTATAAGCGTTATCTAAAACTGCCGTGTATTCTCTTTTTAAATCCATTGCCATCAACATATTTTAGCAACACCTCCTATAAGAAACGATTTGGATATCGAATAGTTAGATTAAAAGTACTATCTTTCGCTTGGATGTATAGTGGCTCATTTGGATAAATATAAAAATCGTTCATAGGACGAATCATTGGCTTCCCATTTTTCGTAATATTAAACTGTTCTGTATCAATCACTATTTCTGATTTATCAAAATCACCAATATCAATAGTATCGCTTCTAGTTTTTATCCACACGCCTCTACCAGTGCCTTTTATAGTAATAATCGGTTTTACTTTTAACCCTTCAACAGTTGGATATATTTCAATTGGCTTCACCTCTTGACCGTTATCCCCCATTAAATAGGAACGGTTTTGAAAAGTAATCATAGTAGATCCCCAGTATGCTCCGCCTTCAATCGTAATTGGTAAGTCAACAGCCCCTGATCCAGTATTACCCATAAGATAGTTAGCCTGAAACGTTATTTCTGTTGAACCCCACATAACACTAGTAGCATCGCTTCGAGTATATTTATATGGATTATTCAACAAAATTGTAAATGTACCAACGACTCGATTCAATCCCTCAGGAACTGCATCAATGTCTGATTTACTACCCGACCAAAGCATTTCTGGTTCATCATTAAACCAAATCTGTACATCTTTTTCTGTAAACAAAGCAACGTTTAGTCTGTTAAAAGAATCCCTAAACGCTTCGTTAGAGTTAGCCTCAACTTTGAATTTAACCGTTAATTCTCTTTCCGGAATACGAGCATAAACATGTCGCATTCCATCACGAATTCCCAACTGGTAGCTTTGTATCTCAGTAGGAGCTAACTCTCTTCCAACAACAGATAATGTTCTATAACCTGGAACTAAATCTTCTAAAAAGGAACCATTAAAATTCATGGCTTCCGAAGGCAAAGAGGCTTTTGTTTGTTGTTCATTTACATCAATAAAGTTGTATAACATTTAGCGCCTCCTTCCTAAAGAAACATTCTTTTTATCTTGTTGATTCTGCAATTCTTTACTCATTGGTTTAGCAATAACCCTTGCAACCTCTGAACTATCGAAAATAACAGGTACCTCCACAGTGAATTTTGAAGATACATCTCCAGAAAACGCTAAACTTTGTGTTCCGCCACTAAATGACAGATTTGAATTTAAATTATCCAGCGCTGGCATGGCTACTTTTTTACTTAGTCGTTGCATAGATTTTTCTACAAAGTTTGAATATTTATCAATACCAACCGCTACTCCTGCAGGAATCATTTTACCTACTTCGTCACGCATTACACGTGATGGAGAATGAATATCCATAGCGCTTTTCATTGTACTTACAATTTGATCTGCCACACCTCTTGCTGCAGCTAAAGCACTATTAGCATTGGCGTTAATACCATTAGTCAATCCATCAATTGCATTTGCTCCGATAGAATTCATTTCTGATGGCAATTTATCCATTGCAGAAATTATTTTATCAACAATAGACTCAACAGCTCTTACTGGATTCATTGCGTTTTGTTCGATACCGTTTGATAATCCAGAATCAACATCTTCACCAATTGAGTGAAATACACGAGAAGGAGAGTGAGAATCTAAACCTTTTCTGGCACCAGAAACAATATCATCAATCATTTGATTAGATGTTTTTACAGGAACTCCTTTGCCGTCGTCAACACCTTTTTCTAATCCTTGAGGAATGGACTTACCAATACCTCTGAAATCAGCTTTTTGGACTTCCCCTTTCATGTCTTCCCCGACTTTAGGAACAATTCCTTTGGTCATTTCTTCGACTGCTGTACGCCCGTTCTCAATACCTGCTTTAAAGTTTTCGGTTACACTTAGACCAACGCTATTAAAATCGGTGCTCTTAATTTGTGTCATTAATGTATCTTTTTGTGTTGGGATTAAGCTTGCTATTTCCTCATTTACACCATTTTTACCTAACTGATAACCTTCTTTCATTGCGTTCATGGAAGTTTCGCCTGTATTACGATAAACATCATTTAAGCGTTGTAATTGTTCGTCTGAAGAATTAACTAATTCTGCTGCTTGAGCAGCACCTTCTGGCCCCATTTTTCTTAGTTGCTCTAAAAGACCTTCATCTACCCCTCGTTGTGCTAATGTAGCAATATTAGTGCTCCATTGGCTAACAGCTTCTTGATTTTTTTGTAAATTTTCAGCCATTTGATCAACTGAAATAGCTTGTTTTTGCTGGATAACATCAAAGGCGCTCCCTACTTTTTCTTCAAGTGATGAATATTCTGAACGCATTGCATCCATTGTTTCTTTCGTCTTACCACTTAAAGCATTGTATGAAACTGTTTGATTTAACACACCATTTTCCACAGCTTGGCTTGCACGCTGCATTGATTGTTCATGGGCATTAGCTGTATTTATAATTTCATTCGTCAATTCCTGTTGAACGCCCTTTAACACTTGCTCTTGCTCGCCCAACTTTTCAATATTTTCACGAGCTTCTTTTGTATTCCCGCCAGATTCTTTTAATGTCTGATTCCATTTTTCTCTAGCGGCATTGATTTCCATCAGCTTCGCTTCATTATCATTTCGTTCTTTTAACATTTGATTAATGTTTTCTTGAGCTTGAGAAGCTTCATCTAAAGCATTATAGGCATCAACTTGTTGTTGAATTGTTCCAGGCATTTCAGATAAAATATTTTTTTGATCGTCATAAACTAAGTTTAAACCTGTCATTTTACCGTTTAACTCTTCAACAATTTCTGTCATGCGTTTTTTCTCGCTGTTACTCAATTTCTCTTTTGCAGAGAGCATTTCCATTTCAGAAATCATTGAATTATATTTTTCTTTAGTATTATCCAATTCAATAGCTTCATCTTTTCGTGATTGTGCATGTTCTTGATTCTTTTTAATCAAATCATCTGTTGTTTTCATAAGGCTTTCTTGTTCTTTTTTAACTGCCTTAGTTGATTCAGTTTCCTTATTTAACCATTTCCACAAGTTTACCCCTACAGCTACTAGTCCTCCTATTGCAGCTGTTACCCAACCAATAGGGCCCATCAACAATTTCATAGCGGTACTAAAAACAGTTGTAGCTACTGTAGCTAAACTAATTGTTCCGGTCAAAACGCCAATGATTGTATTTTGCGCCACTAAAAGACCAGTTTTTATTGCTATTGCTGCAGAATTGGCTTTATCGGCTGCTAAGTTTAACATCCATGCTCTTCCGAGTGCTGTGGTAGACAACGTTGCCAGTTTTGATATTCCATTGTATAAACTTATTGCGGTTGTATAAGCTTTGATTGCCAATTCAGATTGTTTTATATAACCTGTCACTTGCTGAATTACTTTCAATGCTGTAAAAGTGGCAGCAAAACTGGCAATTGTTGGTAGTAATGGTGTTAAGGCTGTACATATCGACGTAATAGCTTTTCCGAATAGTTTCATCAACGGAATAGTTGATTGAATCGCTGCATCAATTGCCTTAAAAGTTATATTAACTACATTTTTTAAAGAGTCTAAGTTTTCGGCAATATTTTTTCCTGTCACTGCTTTGGATAATTCATCAAATGATTTAATAACTGTAGTTACACCTTTAACGGTGGCTGTTTTAATATTTGCCCATGAGGTCTTGATACCTTTTGAGTTTTTCTTGGCTAAATCCGCAAAACCACCTACGCCTTTGTCCAACTCAATCAAACGATTATTGAACTCATTAAATGTAATATCTCCTTCTTTTAAGGCATCATATAATTGGTTAACTGAGTTTACACCTTGTTCTTTGAAAGACTTAGCAACTTTATCCATCGCAATCGGCATTGTTTCTTGTAATGTTCGCCAAGACTGCATATCAACTTCACCCTTACCGAGCATTTGAATATATTGTTGCATACCACGAGTTGCATCAGCAGTTGAAGCTCCAGAAGCAAGAAAGGCATCATTTAATGCAATAGCTGTGTCAGTTCCTTTACTCAAGCTACCAGTTGAAATTGCTAACTGTTGCGTATTTGATACGATTTCATCTAACGATGTAGGAAGCCCATCAATTCCATCACTTAACTTAGTCATTGATCTATCTACATCTTCTGTTGAGTAACCTAGAGCCTTCATAACTACAGGATATTTATTCAACGTATCAAAACGGTTAATAGCTCCTTCAACAGAATCCTTAACCATATTTACGGCCGTAGACACTAATTTTACGGCACCCACACCTGCTCCAATACTAAGAATTGACTTGCCTAATTGATTCCCTTTAGTGGTGCTTTTATCCAATCCATCCCCTAGCTCACCAGATTGCTTGTTTACACCAGCCATTGAACGTTCAGCGCTACTCATCGTGCTACTAAACGTTCTATCAGTAGCAGTAAGTATTGCTTCGACTGAATATGATTCCATTATTTTCCTCCTTTCCTACTTATTTGCTTTTCTTAATAAATCAATTGCTCCTATATCAACTTTTTCATCAATTAATGATTTACCCAAAATAAGCTTCTCTCGTTCTTCATAATTGAAAAACTTATTGAATTCCTTATAATAAGGTTCAGATTTTTTACCTTTAGTCGCCTTAATTTGGTTATTTAGCCAAGATTGAAGATAGAGGTCTCTTTCATGGTCGAGTCTTTTTAACTGAAACGCCAATAGCCTAACTTCATATTCATACAAAGTCATTCGTTCAATTTCTGATAAATCAGTAATTTCTAGGTAACGAAAACAATTAATAAGAATATTTTCATAAGCTTCAGCTGAGCTTAGTTCCTCTCTTACTTGTTCTCCATCAGAGCTTTCTTGAAATTTCTGACCGTTAACTTTCCCGCATTGCTTTCTTCTAAGTTTTTCAACGTTTCATCAAATAATGTCTCAATATCATCAACAGTTTCAACAAACTCATCTACTTCATCCTTAGAAGGTCTACTTTTTTCCGTAATGGTAGCTGTGTAAAGTACATCAGATAAAACAACGATATTTCCACTTACTAGCTGCGGTAATAATGTTGTTAACCCCATTCCAAGATTCACATCATTGCGAACTACCCCATGCTGCTTATCCAATTCACGAATAAACTTGACTCCAAAAATACAGTTATATTTTTTTCCTTTAATTTCGATTTGCATGCCTTTTCCTCCATAAGAAAAGGGCAGCCGATAAGCTGCCCTCTAAATTTATATTTTAAGCTTGATTATTCAATGTTAAGGTGTGTTGAGCTGTTTTTTTACCATCCTCTGTTGTTCCTGTTGTGGTATAAACACCAGTCGGTACCGCTTCTGTCCAAGTAATATTTCCTGTTTCAGAGACAGCAAGACCTTCTGTTACAGGTGAAATATCATAGTTTACCTTCTTGTTGGTTGCATTTTCAGGTAAAACAGTTGCTGTGATTTGTCGGCTACCTGCAGTACCCGCATCTGCTGTTGATGTTTTAGGAGAAAACTCTAAGCCAGTTACAGCAATAGACAATGTTTTAAAAGCTGGAATATCTACTCGCTCTGATTCTTTCCCATTAACAACACGAGTTACTTGGTACTCACCAACTGGCACAGAGGTGTTAGGTTCCATTCCTGTTATAGTTAAAGGTGATGTGCCGGAAACAACTTCGGTTTGGCCTTTATAAATTTTAAAAGTATCCACCATATTTATTTTCCTTTCTTAGCTTAATTCAATAGATGCCCCATCGACTGTAGGAGTTACACCTCCAACAACAGGGCTATCTACTTTCCCGAATCATCTGTTTCAATAGTCGTATCTTTGAAGATGTATTGAACTACTTCTTCTTGATCAGCAGTTAATGTTGCAAATCCTTTTGCACCTTTGCCATTGATACCAAATTCTAATGAAACTTCTACAGTGTCTTCAGCATTAGGTGATTTACCAAATGATGTTAAATATCCTTGATAATAAGTTGCCTTGTACTTGTCAGCATTATCTCCTGTACCTTTTTCTGCTTTGTTGATTTCCCAGATTTCAATAATATCGTCATTGTCTAAAGCTTCTTCTAGCTGGTCAACATACGGATCAGCGACTGATAAAATAGATGTTGCCGAAAAATCAATTTCCAATGATCCTGGGATACGAATCGGACCATCTTTAGTTGCTACGGAGTCGCTATCTTTTGTTTTTGTATTTTCATGCTCTGTCTGGAAAGCTAATTTCCATGCTGCTTCCTCTTTTGATTTTTTTAACACACGGAGCAGTAAAATAATATCAATACCTTTAGTCGCTACTTTTGCTTCATTAGCCATTTATATTCCTTCTCTCTATAGTATTTTGAATTCTAAAGATATCATTGCCCGCTTCAATGTTGTGTTAGTCGAAATGTCATCTACTAACCGAATACCGCTTGATTGGATATTTAGCGACCAATAATAACCTTCCGTTTCAGAAATAGATAGAGCCTCAGCAAAAATTGCTGAAGCCATATCCGATATTTGTTTACGTTTTTTTGCCAATCCCCATACAGATAGATTCAATGTAACCGAACCTTTAATATCAGTTTTGTTGGCTTGGTGCAGTGTCTGAGTATCTTCTAATTCGACAAATGGATAACCTACATCATTCATAGGTTTATAATCGTAGGTTTCATAACCCAGTGATTGACACTTCTTATACACTTCATCGAAGATTGATTGATCTCTTGTTTTAATCATTTCATCAACCTTTCCAAGTCCGTTCTAAATTTCACTTTTTGTTGTTTCAGCGGTGGTAAAAAGAAATCACGTTTCACCATAAATCTCGTACCGTTTATTAAATACGGTGCGTATTCCGTTCCTGGTCCTGTATGCCCAGAAAAACCATTGTTCGAAAGCCTCATAACGATACTTCTTTTTGTTGCCCCAGTAGGTTTAACAAACTTTTTACCTTCCCAGTGTCCAGTTAACACTTTTCCGGCTTCAGCTTGCATATTGGCGGTTAATTCTGCTGTGTTATTTCTAACAACTTTTTTCACATCATCAAGTTGAGCATTTCTCTTTAGTTTTTTAGAAATTCCAGCTAATCCATTAATTCTTACTTGACTTCTTGCCATCAATAGTCACTTCCTGAATAATCAAGCTATTTCTTAATGCAGGAACTCTACTTGTAATAACTTCCCAAGTTTTACCCTCAAACTCAATGTAATCAAATTCTGGAATAACGAAAAGGGGCTGTGTCCTAATGACCTTAGCCCCTTCTTTAATGCTTCCGAAAATAGTAATAGAACGATCTGTACCAATATCAGTTACATTGACATCAGCAGTTTTTCTAAACGGTTCTTCTTCAATCCATTCACCTGAATTTGGATCATAATGCGATTCTGAAGATTTTTTTACAAAGGTAATTTCATCTAAATATCTCATGAAAATGTAAACCTCCCACGTTTAGGCTTATAAAGTTCTTCTATTTCCTTATTCTTATACTCTTCAATCTCATCTTGATATTCAGAAAAATCAGAGTCTGGAAATGCCATAGATAAACCTTCTTGAGAATAAGATTGCATTCCTTCTTGGCCAATACGATTAAATCGTTTTAAAGTGACTTCATATACAACTGAATCAAAACTTTTTGGTAACTCAGTGACATTCAATATATTTTGAAGCCGATCTTTTGTACGTCTTTCAATGATTTCTAATTTTTCATCAAGACTGCCATTTAATAATTTTTTTACATCATTTGCTATCTCTGACATCAAAACACCACCTAAGTTAGTTCGATTGTCGCCCCATTTGTTGTCGGTGTTACTTTTCCGACAACAGGGCTAGTTACTCCCCCGCAGCTTTTGGTTGAATCTTAGCAAATGCTTCATCTTTGATGACCATGAAACCAATATCCATTGTAGCTCGTAAAGCAACCAATTCTTGTTCGTACAAGTTGACAGGCGTACCGTCTTCATTCGTTAAAGTAGATAATTGAGCTTCTTCTGAAATTTTGAAATTAATGTTAAATGGGATACCATAGCGCAAGTAATCAAAATCACCAGTATAAAGGTTTCCCTTATCCATAGATTTTAGATCTGCTACAGGTAGTCCATCAATAGTATTGCTGACACGATCATAAATAAATTGAGTTGTGTCACCAATTTTTTTACTTGCTTCACGTAACACTGTACGATTCTTACGATTAGAAATGAAAGCATTCGGATCGTATTCACCTTCTCCAAGCAAATCCTCTAATGCTAAAATATTGTCATATGTCAAGTCGCCCTCAATTACATTACTAGCTGCAATGACAGATTTTTCAATAGATTGAGAGAATGGATTTTCTTTATCAAGGATAGTAGCCGCATCAATTTTCTTATAAAATGCTTCTGCGATTTTTGGTTGCATTTGAGTAAAGAAATCAGACATCTTATAAGTTAAATATTCCCGAGAAACTGGGATAATAACACCAATTTTTTTCGCAGTCATCGTTACGTTTAACCATTTAGGTTTAGACGTTTTAATCTTTTCGCCTTCACCAACCCAGTACGCCCCAGGACCTTCTGCAAAGTATTCGAATTTCTTTTCTTTGCCGTCCATTTCTTCATATTTAGCCAACTGCATTAACTTAGAATTTTCCATCACATCTTTTAAAATTAACGTGTTGTACTTATCTGGAATTGTTCCATCTTTTTTCTCTAATACAGTGACGTTGTCTGGATTCCATGTTTGAGCAAACATTTGAATATCCATTTTCATTAATTGTTTTTTCTTCATTTATATTTCCTCCTATTTTACAATTCGTTTACTTGCTGCAAGAGCTGCAACTGATTCGGTTTCTTTTTTATCAGTTGAAAATTGTCCACCCTCACCTGGTGTTTTTTGGCGAGCATTTTCTTTCTTAATCATTGATACATAGTTCGTAACAATAGCGACAGCTTTTTTTGTAGCTTCCGCATCATCTGAAACAATCAATCCTAGCAAATCATCGTCATGCGGCAAACTAGCCTCTGAAAGCATTTTAGAAGCTTCCTTTGACATGGAAACTAATGCTTGACTACGTTCCAATTCCGCAATTTTTGCTTCTAGCTGTTTCTTTTCATGTTCAGCTTTTTCCTGAGCATTCATTTTTGCCAGTTTTTCTGCTTCTGCTTGTTTTTCTTGTTGCTCTTTTTCCCAAGCTTCTTTTGTTTTTGATACTTCAGCAGCGATCATTTTTGCTACTTCACCACGAGAAAACGTTTTTTCATTACCTTTATCTTTGCCGCTGTCTCCTGGCGGTGTTTGCTCTTGACCTCCGGCCGGTTGGTCCGTACCTCCAGTGCCAGTATCTGGATTATCAGCAAAGAATTGTAAATGCATTGGCAATAATAGTTTTTTTGTTTTCATGATTATCCTCCACGGTTACGCCGCTACCCGATATATTTGATAAGTTACGCCTATCAATCGAAACAGCTTTCTCTTTAGTGCCTGTAAGCAGTAAGAAGGCAATATAAAAAGCCTAACGTTTGTTAGACTCTTCTCTCTTTAAATATTCTTCATAATCAGCATCTAAGTAATCGTAAGGATCGTCATTCATAGAATCACTCCTTTCTGCCGTATTTTTCATAAACTTGTTTTATCTGATTGATATTATCCGTTTGAATTAACATTTGTTCACCATCATCAATAATAATTGAGATAAATTTAGGTTTACCTTCAAGCAATTTCTGAACTGTTTCATCATTAATGAGACAATCTATTTGCTTAAACGCGCCAGTTTCATCGTCAACACCTGACCAATAAACTAAAGAATAACTTTTCAACTTGATCCCTCGACTTCTTTTCTTAATTTAGAAATTAGTCTGTTTAGCTTTTCTGTCAATTTACCTTTCTTTTTTGTGCCAAAGTTTGTTTTTCTTTGTTCATGCATTAATAGCTTAATTTCGGTATTCATATACATTATTGTCGCTTTATACCCACAATTGGCACATTCAGCATAATGGTGTTCAATATCCTTCGTGATATTTTCAGATTTTCTAACTAACGGAGTGTATTTATTGCATTGATTACATTTATATAGATTATCCATTTACAAACCTCTTTCTTTCAGCGACTTTTCATAATCTTCACTAACTTTAGGGACAGTAGAGCATTTGCAATGGGGATGCATGTATGGAGCATTAATGCCTTTTTTCATCTTTAATACTTTATAAGGACTACCCTTAGCTACTCTTTTACATATTTCACAGGCAAATGGTTCTGCAATGTAATCATATTCTTCGATATCTGCATCTAAGTAACTTTGCTTTTGAATATCTGTTTGAATACCAGATATTTCAGTCATCATCAACCTGTTTAGCTTGTATCTTATATTTAGTTGGTTGGGCTTTAAAAATTTAGCCATCTCTTTTGCGACGGCTCTTGGATTTTTACCTTGAGTGATTGCCTGAGTGATTGTTTTTTCTAAATCAGCTTTCATTTCAACAAAATTTTGCCAAATGTTATCACTAAACGAAGGGAAGTCACTTGATTTGAATGATGCATTAACAATTTTTCTAACCTTAGACGAATAATTTTCTTTAACGGTTTCGCCTAATATTCCCGCCTGTCTTAAATACTCATCTTTTGCTGCTTCAGATAACTGAGAATATCCCCACTTGTCAAGCTCATCAAACAACGTGATTAGTTCTAAGCCAATCCGAGACTTTAATAGCTCTAATCTAGACACTCGCATTACTAAGTTATAGATTTTCAATTCTTTATTGGCCTGTGGACTAAAGTCTTTATTTTTCACATATTCCTTCGCTTTTCTTTCGAAGCGTTTTACGTCCATCTTATTAGCCATTTTTCTTGCTTCGCTAATCGTAATCTTTTGACCATTGGAAAATCTATCCCAGTTAGCTTCAATTTCGGTTTGAATCGCATCAATAGCATTTTGAAGCTGTTGAACAATTTCTTTTTCTCTATTGCGATCTAGCTTCATCTGTTCTTTGATCCAAGATTCTTCACGATTTTTCAAGTAGGACATTCAATCATTCCTCCTCGGTTTCCTTTTCCGATTGTTTAGCTAAAAATTTTGCCTGATTTACTTTCGTTTTGGCTACTTCTTCATCAGTAATATCTAATGGTTTATTTTCATTTTTTACACGTTCTAATTCAGCTTGAACATCATCAACAAACGAAGCTAGACCTAAAATTGTTTCTTGGCTTAACTCAGCTCCAGAGTCAATCAATGTTTTTAATTCTTCTAGAATTGCTTTCGGAAGATTAGGAGTAAAGATAATTCGCAATCCTTTTAAATCGGAGTTATCAATCTCAGAAACACTTGATTTCAGATTAAATAAAAGACGATAGCGCCGCACAAGACTTTTTTTAAATAGTCTTTGCTTTACTGCCGTCATTTGATTGAAACCAAACATTTTATACTTCATTGCTTCTCCTGATTGAACACCAGAAAAATTTGTATCTGTTAAATCTGGAATCATAGATATTTCATGTATCCCTTTCCTCACTCGTTCTTTGTAAGCTTCAACGCCGTTTACATCGTATTGTTTATAGATGTAGTTAGCATTCACTGAGGTCTTGTTACCGTTGATATCTGTGCCAGATTCAAGCAAAAGCATGTTCGCTTCTTTTTGCTTAATAGCATCTTCGGTTGATAGACCCACTGCTTCGATGTCCCCACTAATCACTAACAGCGCATCGTTTAAATCCGTCATGTAATTAGCAGTGTCAGAC